AGAATCTTCACCGTATTGTTCTAACATCCGATTGAACAAAGCAGTATCTGTGCCTTCGACCGTGCGGGAATCTATTTGCTCCGTGTTCCAGTATGGTTTCTTGGCGTGGAAACAATCGTAGAATGGTCCTGTGTTACGTCTTGGGTTAGAAAAACAGAACCAATAACGGTCGTTCGTTGGTTCGGAGAAGAACCCTTCTGATACTGAATAGATGGGTGCGGGAATACCTGAAGCTTCGTCCATTATTAGGCAAACTCCATACGAGGAGTGTATTCCCGCAAATGCGTCTGGATTCTCTTCACTCCAGAGTTGAGCTTGAGCGTAGTAGTAACCTGTGTCTATTTTTAGGTCACGCACGAGCGCTTCTTCAAACCAAGCTGCTGGTTTGACGGTGGTTGCTGTTTTGGCAAACCATTGTGAATTGATGGCTAGTGTGATCCATTTACCTAGTTCGGCCCACGTACGGGAACGAAGCTGTTGTTCTGTGTTCGCTGTGACAATGATGGTCGAACCAAGTCTGGTGGATAACATCCAGAGTATTAACCATGAGACTAAAGCTGATTTACCAATACCACGACCAGAAGCCACAGCTAGTCTAAACATCTCTGGTTCTATTTTGCCGTTGTTCCTTTGTATTTGTGTTGTAATTTTTCGCAAAATTTTTTCTTGCCACTTCCTTGGTCCTGAAAAATGCTCAAGGGGGGTGTCCTTTTGCCCCCAAGGGAACACAAACTTAACAAAGTTTAATGGATCATCTTTAATACCAAGCGACCAGATTTCGGTCATTAGTTCTTTTTCTGCTTCTGCTCCGTATTTCATAAAAAAATTATCTCATTAGTTTGTATATATACACACCCACATCCCAACGAACGGGGGGGTAAGGGCTACGGACTTAAAACGAACGAACGAAAAGGGACTAAGAAAAATCATTCGTTCGTGTCCGTAGCGATTTGTTTAATGTTAGTGATTTGTTCCCGTTCGTTCGTTGGTGTTGCTTGAGCGTCAATGATGAGCCTATCCTTTGCGTTCGTAAGTATGCTCTTGAGATCCAAATTATGGTTAACTTCCTGGCGGTCGCTCCAATTCGTGGAATCTCTGTTTTTGAGGTAAAAGATCTGAGCCGTTGTGTTGTTGTCGTGGACTGCATTGTTAAATAATGCGTTCGTGACTTGTTCGATTGCTTTCGCTTTTCCTTTTTTTAATGCTGTGTCAAATCTACCTTTTTCCCGTTTCTTCCTGGCTATGGTTGATAAAGACACGCCCAGATTATCAGCTATTTGCTGTTCACTAAGACCCAAGCCCGCCCATTTGGTTATATTTATATAATCTTCTTCTGTGAATTTGTGGCGTTTTCTGCCTGGTTTTCCCTTTTCCATGCTCAAATTTTACCATTTAGAGCCTTTATTTATGGGCAATGAGTAAAAAAGTGCAATTATTTTGAGTAATACAGTTGAATTATGAGCAATCACGGGTATTATATAGGTATGTCGAGGAATTACCCGAGACTGTAAACGAGAGAAAATATGTATCAATCAATACACAACGTAAAAGAAATCGTCAAAGGCGAGTTAAGAGAAATAAACGATAGTTACTCACTACAAATAACTATTATTTATGATGAGTCAGGCTACTGTAATCAACGAAAAGGCGACCTCACCATTTACGGGAATATGGAGCTTCAAACACAACTCACACTCTTTGCAGATACCAAAGAAGCTTTAGAGATTAAAGCAAGTGTTTTAACCACAGAGGAAGCGTAAGCTTCCTCTTTTCTGGAGAAATTATGACAAGTTACGACAACATAACTGACTATATAATACAAAACTTTGATAAAGACGATATCAGAACATTGGCAGAGCATGGTGCTTCTGGTGGTGTTTCTGGGTTAATTTACTACGCTGAAACTTCTAAGCTCTATGACATCTTTAAAGATGATATCTGGAACATGATAGAGGACGACTTATGCGGTTCAGATAAAACACCATTAGAATATATTGCCGAGCTTAACGGTGGCGAAAATGTCACAGATGACACAACAATGCGTAACTTACTCGTATGGTATGCCTTCGAGGTTTGTGCTTCGTTGGCTATGACATTCGTAGAAGAAGAAGAAGAGGAGGAATTATGAACCAAATCGAAATAGAAATAATTAATGCTTTAAAACTAAATGCAAATGTAGATTGGAATCTTCAAGACCCAAACAAAGAGTTTTTAGATTTAATTGAGTTTGTTAAAGGTTTATTTGCAGAATATAAAAAGGGGGAACTATGAAAACACAAGTATTTAATAAAGATACAATCGTATTTTTTGATAGAACTGAATTTAATTTAAAAGGTTATGAATACTTTTTAGAAGATAACAGTTGTTATATTTCAAAAAGATTTTTACTAAAGTTAGAACATGATATTGGTACAGAGCTTTTTAATGATGCTGTTGCAAACTCTAGTAAGTTAGTTGAATTTTCACAAGATGATTTTCAAGAAACTTTTAATCCGTTCGTAAGCCAGTTAAGGAGTAAATAAGCATGAAACATATCAGTAATACACTAATCGAGGTCTTGTCTGATTCTTTTAATAAGACATTAGAAAGACGACACAATAAACCATTTAAAGACCTTAAATGGGTTGAGATGACCAAAGACGAGCAGACCATACAAATGGATCTTGTAGCCATGAAAACCAGAGCAAATAAAAGGAGGTGAATAATGAAAAGAAAGTTTATTAAATCTGAATTTAAACAAGGGTGTGTAGACAATATTAAGCTGTTAGCTTTAACAGAGGATATATTGCAATACATACTTAACAGAGACGATATCAAATTAACAAGTGCTGAGTACCATGAGTTTACTAAAGCTTTTGGTCTTATGCTTGATACTGCATATTTCTTTTTGAATTGGGGAGAAAGAAGTCAATTATTAGAAAAATTACAAAATGGTGAAATAACACCAAGTCAAGCAGAAAGAAAAATATTTACTTGCGAAGGCATACCTAAACCTTCCGAGATGAAGCATTTCATTTGGCGAGGTGGTAGATACCAACGCAAGTATGACAGAGATTATGATACCGATAAAGTAGATTTATCACCATACAGCGACTATTTGCAAGGAGGTATGTGATGAGTGAGATAAGAATAAAACAGACTTGTTTTTACAAAGTAAAAATAAATGGTGATGTTAAAGAAAATAGAATACTAGAAAGCATTAATGCTCACCCCTTAGAATTACTTAATAATGCAGAACTGTACGATATTAACACTAAAATTATAGAGGAAGGTGAATGATGGCTAAATTATATAAAGTTACAGCGATTCAAAATGTTTATAAAACTGCTTTTATTAATGCAAATTCAGAACAAGAAGCTTTGACTTTTGCTGAAGAAAAAGACTGTGAATGGGATACTTCTGAATATGGAGATTGGCATGACTACGAAGCAGAGGAGGTGAATGATGAGTAAAATATTATCTGAAACTAGAAAAGCTGAATTAGATAATTATTCAGAAGAAGAAATTATTTTTCTTTGGAACGCTTTTACACAAGAAGAAATAGATTATTTAGAGGAGGTAAATAATGACTGAAGTCAAACAATTTCAATACGATCCTAAATTCAATTTTGAAAGCAACTTTACAACTTGGTTTCAAGATACGAACGAAGAGCGTTTTAAATGGCGTGAGGAGCCATTAAACGAAGAAGAAGCCTATGATGTCTTTGTACAACAATACGGACATCATAAGGTGACATGATAACCAAACGCCCAGAGGTTTGTTTTAATTGTTTATTTACCTCTCATTGAGGGACTAGCTCACCCAAGAAGGCACAACGAGCTACCAAACAAATAACAGGAGCTGTCGCCCTATTTAAACTATTCATAATCTGATATATGATAGTTCCTGTTACCTTTAGACCCAACGGCAAGTTTCCCCAACTCTCTCGTACTTGCTGACGGGTCTTTTTTTATACACCTTGTGTCATGTGTTCGTACGCATCCTCACACTCACGAACGAGCAAACCACACACGCAGTATT